GCCATTTATACGATAGCATGCGCAAGTATGGTGTTGAAAACTTTTTATGGGAAGTAATTGACCAGGCAAACAGTGTAGAAGAATTAAATGAGTTAGAAGCCCGTTGGCTTGCTCATTATCGGTTACTTGGCGAAGTTTATAATAATCGTGAAGCAGGTAATAATAAACTACATAGTGCTGAAAGTATTGAAAAAATGCGTAAAGCTAAACAAGAACAACATGCAAGACGCAGGGCAGAGAATGGTGGTGTTGAGACAATGAATAGAGTATTAAAAACCGCTGGATGGAAGAATTCAGCACAGGCTAAATTAAATAAAAGTATTGCTCAGAAAAAACGGTTTGCTAATTTATCAGAACCAATAACACTTACAGAAGAACATAAACAAAAAGTTAGAGATGGCGTGTTGCGTAATTGGGCAAAAAGAAAAGCCCTCCAGGAGGTAAATTAAAATCGCTCAGTACTTCTACGACGAACAAATTCGTCGCTTCCTATTACAGTTTGCTAGAATCTTTAGTAACTTTGACGTTGAATTTGGAACCAACGAAGCTGGTCAAGGACCTGGGTCTACGGTAGATACCTTGGTGCGTGTACCGGTACGCTACGGAGATGCTAGTCGTCAGGCTCAGACTATCTTACAAAACAATTCAGCCAGTGACATGCCATCAACACCATTGATGACATTTTATATTACAGATTTAAAATATGATCGTCCTAGAATGCAGGAACCGTATTTTGTACAAAACATGTCAGTTCGGCAACGAACATATGATTCGACCACTGATAGTTACGAAACTACACAAGGTAACGCATTTACTATCGAGCGTGCCATGCCCGTGCCATATGAAATGACTATAAACTTAGATATTTGGACCAGCAATACCAATCAAAAAATGCAGTTGTTGGAACAAATTTTAACCTTATTTAATCCCAGTTTAGAAATACAAAGCACTGACAACTATATTGATTGGACTAGTTTGACTGTGTTATATCTCAAAGATGTACGTTGGTCCAGCAGAGTTATTCCTGTTAATGCTGACAATCCTATTGACGTTGCTACACTATCATTTACCTTGCCTATGTGGATTACTCCGCCGGCCAAGGTCAAGAAACTTGGTGTTATTGAACGTATTATTACCAGTGTGTACGACGCCCAGGGCGATTTAGTCAACGCATTAACCAACAGTGATTTATTGTTAGGTACTAGACAACGATTTACACCCTACAGTTACCAGGTCTTATTAGTTAATAATAAATTGCAGGTATTGCGGCAACAACAAGTTGTTGATGAATCTAATGCAAGTCTGACAGCGCCTGACAGTCCACCTAGTAACCTACTGTGGAATAGTGTGGTTGGTATGTACGGTGCACTTCGTCCTGGAATTAGTTATATTACTCTAGAACAACCCGATGGAACTGATGTCACTGGTACCGTGGCCTATGATCCTACTGATGATAGATTTTTATTGTTTACTGTAAACACCGATACTGTGCCACCAAATACACTGCCACCAATAACGGCTGTGATAGATCCCTTGGTTAGCGGACCAGGTGCAGGGTTGCCAGCAGCCACGGTGGGTCAACGATATTTGCTTACACAAGACACCGGCGCTTGGTCTAATCCCGATACAACCAACCCTGATGCCTGGGAAGGCACATTTGGCCAACCCCTAGTAGCCCGTGCTAACGATATCATTGAATATGATGGTGCCTATTGGCAAATTGCGTTTGACCGCACTAGCAGCCCGGACAATATGCAGTACGTTACAAACCTTACCTCAGAACTACAGTATCGTTGGACCGGCACGGCCTGGGTCAAATCATATCAGGGAATTTACCCTGGCGGAAATTGGTCTTTGGTTTTATGATGGACACCACTGTTTCAGCCGTAGGAGTCTGGTTTTACACTGTTGACACTCATAGGTATTTGTATCTTATGAGGAACGATCCTAAACATCCAGGAAGTTGGGGGTTGCCTGGAGGCCGTGTAGAATCTGGCGAAACTCTATTAGCGGCTATGAATCGTGAATGCCGAGAAGAATTAGGATTTGTACCTGACCATTTGCGTATGATTCCCTTGGAAAAGTTCACTACCGCTGACGCAGGTTTTGAATACCACACGTTTTTTTGTGTGGTAGATTCAGAATTTCAACCTACATTAAATCACGAGCACACAGGCTATGCTTGGATTGATAGTGGAATCTGGCCTCGACCAATGCACCCCGGATTATGGTCAACTGTAAACTTTGAAGCGGTGCAAAACAAAATACTAGTTATTGAATCTAGCCTACTGTGATATGTCGCAGTAACTGATCCAATCTCGATACGTTAAGGTTCTTACATTAGCGCAGTCTAACCATTCAGCGGGCATATTAGTAGCTTCACCAACCAAGTAGAATTCGACTGGATAAGCCTTAAATATATTGGTAATTTCTTTAATCCAGGTGTTGCGACCCCCATCAATTTCTTGATGATATCCTAGTAAAAATATTTCGCGATGCCCGTCAAATGCAGCCAAATACAATACGGTGGCCAGATCCACAACGGCAGGGCGTTGTGGTATAAGATAAAATTCGCCTGGATTACGAATACAATTTTTTGCAGTGGTATAAACCACGTTGTCCTGTTGAATCTCGGATGCTTGTATACGAGACAACGGTTCGGTGCGAGTTTCTACAGTAAAATCCAAACGCATTTCTAGGGCGATATCACCAACACCATAGGTTTGTAATTTTTTACTGCTTAACAAGCCACCACGGTGACGTGCTAATCGAGTATAGTCAAACACGGCTCGATCCACTGAACTGCCAATGCAGGCTGCTCGGCCACTAATGTGTTGATTTTCAATTGGGTTTGGAATCCACTCGCGTGTTTCTGACTTTTTGCCACCAGACCATTTGGATTCTAGTATTACAAACTCACCAGCATAATCAGATCTGTATCTTGCTTCCATATTTTTAGTATTAGGTTCTGCCTACTACTATCTCTATTGTGCCTTGGGCGCCGTCAAAGTCTTCAAGTGCTTTACCAATTACGGTACCAACTCGAGGATCTTGCTCGGCTCTAGCACGACCAAGTCCGGCAGCAACCATTAGGTCACCTTTGCGTACAGGACCAAGGACCATGGTTGGAACACGACCTGTTAGGGCCAAGGCCACCACATGAGTATCAGTTAAAGAACTATTCATCAAGTACGCAGGATTGGTACTTACTACACCAGCGACTCTGCGATCTGAATCTACAGCATTTACAGTAACTTCGGCTGTGCCACCAAATACTAGTATAGTACCTGGCGCATAGTCAGCATCAGCTGTGTAATTTTCTGCCAAGTCAGCGTATTGTGCTTGAACTGCTTTACCATACACAGTTGACCACCAATTGGCGCTTGATCCTAAGGTTTGTGCATTGGCGGCAGCTGGATAAAAGTTACCACTTGAATCAAGGTATATTCTGTCAGGAACAGCTATTGCGTTAGCTGTACTTGTGCCTGTTCCAAATGTTATACCACCATTGGTGTTTGTTCCATTAAATTGAATGAAACCCATCCAGGTCGCATCAATTTTTTCCTGTAGTCGTGTTCCAGCTGTGGTCCAGGATGATCCAGCAGATGTTCTTGTTTCGGTGAGTTCTAGGTAGTTAGCGTTGGAGTCTAGCGAATTCCATCGACTTAGTAATACCTGATTGCCAGCAGTGTTACCAAGTGAGCCACCATTAATTTGAGTAATCCAGCTTCCAACAGTTGAATTACTAGCTGTTAAACTAGTTAATGTTCCAACTGCTGTAATGTTAGTTTGACTTGCAGTAGTAATTGTGCCTGCTAAGCTGGCGCCAGTTACTGTACCGGTGACACTAGCACTTGAGCCAGTGATTACACCACCAACTACTGACGCGGCTGTAGTAGTACCTGTAACACTTGTACTTGAGCCAGTGATTACACCACCCACTGTACTTGCGGCAGTTACAGCACCTGATACCGATACGCTAGTACCGGTCATTATGCCGCCAACTACACTTGCACCTGTAATTGATCCGGTCGCTGAAACTAATCCGGCTGTTCTGATGTTACCAGCCTGTACGTTACCGGTAACACTAGCAATATTACTACTAATTAGTGTTATGCCAGTGCCGGGTGAAGTGATATTAACGTTGCCGTTGCCAATAGCAAGAAGATTAACGTTTCCAGTATTGCCAGTGCTAGCTAAGGTCACAGACACACAACCAAAATAATAACCACCATAAGAGTTAATATTACCAGAACTAGCGGTCACAGTTGCGACGGTTACTGACGAACCAGTGATGACCCCACCTGCCACCGAAGCAGCGGTTACACCACCTGTTACAGATACTGCGGTACCTGTATGGTTTGTTGCTGAAATATTACCACCAGTAATATTTCCACTTACACTTAAACTACTCAAGGTTCCAATTGCTGTGATATTTGTTTGACTTGCTGTGGTGATTGTACCAGCTAAACTTGCACCTGTAACAGTACCTGTGACACTTGTACTTGATCCGGTAATCACACCACCTGCTACTGACGCGGCAGTTACAGCACCTGATACTGATACGCTGGTACCGGTCATTATGCCGCCAACAACACTGGCACCTGTTACGGCACCTGTTACTGACACTACACTACCCACGTGACTTGCACCAGTGACTGTGCCACTAACACTTAAACTTGTTCCTGTGATTACTCCACCAACTACTGACGCTCCGGTTATGGCGCCAGTGGCACTTACTTGACCACCTGTCAACAAGTTACCACCTGTAATGCTGCCAGATCCTGAAATAGTAC